ATATTTCTTGCAAATATATAAAAAATAATTTGAAATAACAAATGAGGATAGATTAATTTCTACCCTCATTTTTCCATGTATATCTCAAAAGTCCACAATCCCATATTTTGTAATACCCCAATTCATTAGTTAATTCACTTTCTGTCTTTTTATAATCCAAGTTGTAACGATTAGCAATGAGTTGTTTTCTAAAATTAAACTTGTGTATTCTTTCAGTTGGATGTGAAACACTTACGTATCTATAATCTGGTTTTAATACTTCATCTAATTTAAATCCTAATTTAGTATATAAATTGTTGTTTCTGTCAATAGTCCATCTTAAATCAGCGAATGATTTAACAATTGTTGGATTATATGTTTTAACGAAAAATGAAAACAATTTACCTCCTACACCTTGACATATCATATTATTATCAGTAGCAAACCTGTTTAGAATCCATTCATCTCCATATTGTTCAAATGTCATAACACCTATTAGTGTATCATTGAAAAAACACCCTAAAGCTATTGTACAGCCTTTATATCCTTGTATATGGTTTATATTTAGAAATGTTTCTGCTTTTTTTCTTTCAATTTCTTTTACGTGGCATTTTCTAGCCATAACTTTGACAAGATTTTCATCACAATTGATTAATCTTTTAATTTTAGACAGAACTATATCTTTATGAGAAAAATATTCATCTTCAAAAATCTGTATTAGTTTAATACCTTTTTTATTAGCCAATTCAGTTTTCATTAGGTGGTAGTTTCTATCTCTGAATTTTTCAGAATGCCATTTAAGACCATTATACTCAATTCCTATTTTATAATCTGGTATGAAAATGTCAATCTCATACCCATCAAGTATAGTTCTGTTTGAATGTTCTACCTTTTTTTTACCAATTAAAGAACATACATATTCATATAACTCATTTTCACCTCTAGATTCAATTAATCCGCATTTAGGGCATCCGTGACCGTGAAGATGGTCATATGGCTTTTGCCAGAATTCACCATGTTTAGGGCAGATAATTTTTACCTTATTTTCCATTTTGGTATATTCTGTTTCGTCATAAATGTAATTATCTCCATAGATGGATTTACACCTTTTGATAAACTCTTCTTGCCCAATGTTTTTTTCTTCAGCTCTTTTTTCTATTCCACATTTAGGACAACCTTGACCTAGAAGGTGCTTACTAGGAGTTTGCCAGAATTCTCCATGCTTTTTGCAGATTATACAAACTTTTTCATGCATTTTTGTAAACACAACTTTAGAGTAATCATAGCTATTACCATGTTTCTCCTTAAACAGTTCTATAACCTCTTCAGTGTTTAGCCCCCTACCGTTACATTTGGGGCATCCTTGACCTAACAGATGATTCATGGGTGTCATCCAGAAAGTACCATGCTTTAAACATAGTATTGGAACTTTTGTCATTGCATTAATATATGAATCTTTATCGTATATATATTTACCATCATGCAAAACAGTAGCACGTTTAATGAATGTATCACCATCAGACCTAAACGTGTCACCCCTCTTTATATTTGCGCATTTTGGGCATCCTTGACCTCTTACATGTCCTTGTGGTGTTTGCCAGAATTCTCCATGCTCTTTGCAGATTATACAAACTTTAGTCGTACTGTTAATATATTCAACTTTTGAATAGTCATATTTATCACCATGCCTATTTTTTGCTTTTTCAATGAATTTCGCTTTTTTATTCACCATATTATGTTTCTTTTACTATTATAAATACTTTGCAAATATATAAAAAATATATTAAAATACCAAAAAAAATATTAAAAAAATTAATATTTGTATATTTATATTAAAAAAATAAGAAAATAATAATAATCTAGATTAAAAAAGAATAAGAATTATGAGTGATTTACTTTTGAAAATGCCGCTTAATTACGAACCGCTCAGGAAAAACAGATGGTTGTTGAGATTCCCAGCTGATTTAGGTATTCAAGAGTGGTGGTGTCAGAGCGCAAAGCGTCCATCAATTAAGCAAGAGGGCAAGGCAATACCTTTCTTGAATACAGAGACATACGTTGTAGGACGTTATACTTGGGATGAGATTCAAGTAACATTGAGAGACCCAATCGGTCCTTCTGCATCACAAGCTGTAATGGAATGGGTACGTCTTCACTCTGAGTCAGTTACAGGTCGTCAAGGTTATGCGGCAGGTTATAAGCGTGATGTTGAGCTTGAAATGCTTGACCCAACAGGTGTAGTTGTATCTAAGTGGATTCTAAAGAACACAATGTGTACAGCAGCAGACTTCGGTGATTTGGATTATAGCCAAGATGACCTCGCAACCATAAGCCTGACACTCCGCTTCGATTATGCGATTTTGTGTTACTAATTGAGTATCAGCAAGTTACAGCGTTTCGTTAAAGTAATTTGCAATTAATCGAAAAAAAAAGTTAAAGAAATTATAGCAATTTCTTGTAAATTAAGATATTTATTTATATATTTGCAAAAATAATATAAGTAAGTATCTTTTTTTTATGGGGTTAAAAAAACAAATTATACAATTTAAAGATGGAAAAGAGATTGCTACATATAATTCTGCAACTGAGGCAGCAAATGCAATAGAATCCACTAAAAGCAACATATCTAAATGTTGTTTAGGCAAGTTAAAACAAGTTAAGGGGTTTATATTTAAATATTCTGGCGAATTCACTAATCAAGAGAAAAATGATGGGGAATATAAATGCCCATATTGCGATAAAAGATTTGAAACCTATAATGGGTTATGCAAACACATATTTAGGTATAAAGAGCATGGTGATTCTATTACTCAAGAGCAATTACTAACTGATTACAAATATGGTGGTATTAGACCAAAATGTAAATGTGGGTGTGGCGAATATACTGAAATAAGATATGATGGTGGTGTCCATTTTGCAGATTATATGCATGGACATCATTCTAGGATACATAATAATTGGGGTCATAATGAACAAGCAAAACTACATTCTATCGAAACTAGAAGGAGGCAATATAAAAATGGGGAAAGAATACAATGGAATAAAGGAAAATCTTGGAAAGAAACATTTACAGAAGACAAGATAAAAGAGTTAATAAAAAATTATTCTGATGAAAGCAGAAATAGTAAAATAGCGGCTAAACTTAAAGGTGTACCAAAATCTAAAGAACATGCTGAAAAATGTAGACAAAACGGTAGAAGTGAAAATTCTATTCTAAGAAATAGGGAGAAAATGTATAAAATGTTAACTGAAACGGATTTTTCTTTATCATCAAAAAAAGAAAAAGAATTTATAGAAGATTGCATTAAACCGTTAGGTATTGATTATAATACCCAGTATTATTTGAAAGACATCCACCATTATTGTGATGTATATATTCCTAGTAAAAATATGATTATTGAGTTTCAAGGTGACTATTGGCATGGAAATCCTAATAAATACTCTGATGAAGAACTTAGTGAATATCAACGTAAAAAAGTGAATAAAGATAAAGAATTGAGAGAATATTGCAGTAAAAATGGAATTAATCTCATAGAGGTATGGGAGTCAGATTATGATAAAGATTCTAGTGGTGTTAAAACGTTATTAGAAGAGCAGTTAAAACAAAAATAGGATTCTACGTCAGAATCCTATTTTTTTATGCTTTTTCTTATTACCATTATCTTCAGTATGGTATATCTGAGCCAATGTCATACCTTCTGTGGCTGTTGGCATCAATGCCTTTGTCTTATCGAGCGTAAGCTTTTTAAACTCATATATAAGTGAAAGTCTACCCTCTCTCAGTACTGCTGGGTCAATCTTTGACTTCGGACAGTTAAATGTACACAAGAACTTTATTCCGAATGCCTCTCCCACAATGCCATCAGTGAGATTAAGCATTGAACTAAGGAACTTATTACCGCTATTTCTATCTGTAAACAGTTTCTCGCAGTCTTCAATGATGAAGACGTGCTGTTTATGCTCACTCAAGAAATCAAACAGCTTACCATCGCTTATATCAGCCAATAGGTTATAATCGAAGATAACAAACTCAACTGTTGGGTTGTCGTAGATAAGTTTCTTGATGATAGAGGTTTTACCAGTGCCTGGGTCTCCATGCAACAGTATCAACTCTTCCTCTTCTGAGTTGACAAGCTCTGTCAATGTGTCATATGGAAGGTCATCGTTATAATTCTTTTCAATGTCGCAATCAAATGGTTTAACCTCAATTTTTGACTTCTTGATACCATAATTACCGCAAGTACATACTGTGAGGTTCTTCTGTTTTTCGTCTGAAGGAATCTCTACAAGGCATGAATTGATAAACCCTTGCAATTCATCCTTATATTCCTCTTTATATACCCATATATCAATTGTCAGTATCTTTGCAATCTTAGTGAACTCACTACTTCTACCATATATCTGTATCAACCCATAATCGGTGAATATGTAAGCAGTTCCGTTGAAGAATACATAGTGTCCTATGTTTCTCAATGTATCAAGGTATGAATATTCCTTATACATATAATCCCCTATGTACTCAAGTTTAAGTTCTTTTGCAAGTTGACTGCTCATAATAGAAGAATCGACCAATATTATTTCTTTTTTTGTCTCAGAGTACTTACCATAATACTTATGGTTCAGATAGTTCCCATACACATGCATAATGAAGGTTTCAACTACAGCGAAACCACTCTCCATGTCATTTGTATTCATTTGGGCTTCCAAAGACATCAAGTATTTGGTGTAATTGTCGTAATACTTTTTGTAGCTATTAAACATATTTTTGAAATATTGATTTTTGCAAATATATTAAAAGTAATTTAATTACCCAAATATCTTTTGTTTTTTTAACTTTTTTTTATCTTTTATAAAAGAAAAAATATGGATTTCAAGAAAATAAATATCGTTACTATAAATCTAAATAATGGAGATGTATTAGAACGTACCATTAAAAGTGTTATCGAGCAAACATTTTTTGATAAAATTAATTACATTGTTATTGATGGAGGTAGTACTGATGGAAGCATTGACATTTTGGAAAAATATAAAGAATACTTTGATTATTATGTCAGTGAAAAAGATAGCGGTATTTACAATGCCATGAATAAGGGTGTTGATAAATGTTATGGCGAATACGTTTTATTCATAAATAGTGGCGATTATTTGCATAATAAAAACATAATCGAAACTGTTTACGATAAGTTAGATGCAGATATTGTTTATGGTGGATTGGTAGTACATAATAAAAATAAGTCTACTTTCATTATTAATGATGATTATAAGTTGAATAATGATTTGCCACATCCTTCATGTTTTACAAGGGTAGAATTATTGGAAAGGCATAAATTCAATGAAAATTATAAGATAATATCTGATTGGATTTTCTTTTATGAAATGATTATAAAAGAAAATGTCCCATATAAACAATTGTCAGACATTATAAGCGATTTTTTCTTAGACGGTATTTCTTCAGACGTTGCTGCTTGTAACAAAGAAAAAAAGCAATATTTTGAAGAGTTAAAAAAAAGTGAAATGAAAATAGCTGTATGCTGTATAGGAAGGCTTGAAAATAATTATGCAGTTGAATTTGTGGAATTCTATCATAATTTGGGTGTGGATAAAATTTTCATATATGATAACAATTATGACGGAGAAGAGTATTTTGAAGAAGTATTGCAACCATATATTGATGAAGGGATTGTAGAAATTATAGACTATAGAAATAAATCATATTGTCAAGTTAAATCATATCAAGACTGTTATGATAAACATGGTGGAGAGTATGACTGGATTTGTTTTTTTGATTTTGATGAATATTTGCTTCTTGAAAAGTTAGATACATTAAAAGATTTATTATCATTAGATATATATAAAGGTTATGAAATAATACATGTTAACGAATTAATTTATGGTGATAGCGGCAATTTAAAATATGAAAATAAACCTTTGGTTGAAAGATTTACAATGCCAGTTATGCCAATTAATTATAAAAAGACATTTAATTTCCCTGAGAATTGCCATGTTAAATCAATAATAAAAGGTGGTCTTGAATCTGTTGTGTGGAATGGAACACCGCATACACCAACAAACCGACTTAAAGGATGCGATGCAGCTGGAAATCCTTGCCCATCTAATTCTCCTTTTGTTATTCCATATGTTTACAATAACGTATGTTTGAGACATTATAAAACGAAATCTCTTGAGGAATATTTTTTAACAAAAGTAAAGAGAGGGTATCCAGATGGTAATAAAGACTTTTTCAAAAAAAATAATTGGGTTGATGAATATTTTACCGAGAACAAGATAACGCCTGAGAAAATATCTTTTATAAATAATGTCCTTTTGAAAGGCTTCAATAGTCACACGATAAAAAATAAAGAGGTTGCAGTTATAATTCCTTGTTATAATCAAGGAAAATATATTAGAGAAACGATTAAATCATTACAAAACTCCACATATTACAATTTCTCTTGTCTTATAGTTAATGACGGAAGTACTGATAACTCTGAAAGTGAAATCTTGGATATTATAAAAGATGATAAGCGTTTTGATTATATTAGGATTTTAAATAAAGGCGTTGGTCACGCTCGTAATTTGGGAATTAAATTAACTGAAAGCAAATACATATTGTGTTTGGATTCAGACGATAAAATTAGTCCAACATATATAGAAAATGCGATAAAGTTCTTAAATGAACATGATGAGTTTTCTATATACTACGGAGAAGCAAAATTTTTCTATGATGATGGGAATGAAGCTGAGTGGAATTTACCTCCATTTGACCATAAAACTTTATTAAAAGGCAAAAATATGATATATTGTTCACACATCTTTAGAAGAAGTGATTTTAATAAAACAGATGGGTATGATGAAGAGTTGGGTGGATATGAAGATTGGGAATTTTTAATAAGGCTACTAGATGTTTGTGGAGAAGTACATAAGACTAATGAAACTGTATTCTTTTACAGGAGACATGAAGATTCTAGAGACCACATGGCTAGAAAAAAGGCGAAAAAATATTATTCTTATATATTTAATAAAAATAAAAAAATTTACGAAAAAAATAATTTAACGATAAACATATAAAGTTATGGGAGATTTAGAAGCAATGAGAAGAAAAGACCCAGAGTATTTAAAGAGTCTTTTATGGACAAGAATTAATCAGCAGAAAATGCTTAATAATACATTGTGTGAAATGATGTCTAAAAATTCTAGTAGAAAATCAATTGAAATGATTAAGGAAGACTTAGATGAAATCATGGAGGAAATCAGCAAAATTAACTATGACATCGCTAGAGTAGGTAAGAAAGAAGAGGAAGTCACCTACAGTTTCTATGACAATGTTGAGAAGAATAGGTGTCCTGATGCTATGACTGAAAAAGCTTGCAAAGAAAACAAGAAGAGCAAGGGATTCTATGATTCAATCGTAAAGCAGAACAAGGCAGTTCAGTTTAAGGAAGCAGAAGACATCAAAAATGGTGAAGCTCCAACAAAGTACAATTACGAAAACATTTATAAAAAAGTTGAAACTAAGTATAACAACAATTTTAAGGTAAATCAAGATGATTTGACTAAGGAATTTGTAGAGGATTTGAGGAACACTGTCGATTCAAGACTACAAGCAAACAGATTCTTGGTTGACTTAAAAGACCCACTCAGCATTCCAGAGATTATGGTTAAGTCAATTGCATTTGACCCAAATGAGAATAGGGTATCAGTTTGTATATATGACTTTGTGACAGATTTCAATGGTCAGAAATATCCAATTCTTCAAGTGCTAAAATACGCACCTAATTCATTTAATTTTACTGTTAAGCATTTAGAGGCTGATGGTAAGGTTATGTATACAGAAAAATATTCTAGATGTCATTTGATGGATATTTACAGAGACCCAATTGACTATGCTAGCGATGATTTTTCAAAGATTCAACTATTTATTAGTTACCAGAATGTAGATTATGAAACAAGTAAGTAATAAGGTCAAGACCTTAGTGAGCAAGCCAAAAAAGAAGCGTACAGCCTCTAAAGTCAAGAAAACGACTAGAAGGACTGTACGTGTACACCCTAAATTTGGAACATCAAAATTAGAGGAAGACTTTGCAAAAGACTTTTTAGACAAGCTTAAAGTGAGATATATCTATCAGTTTGAGGCAAAAGATATTGGTAGGTTCTATGATTTCGCAATATTTTTAGATGATAGTAGTGGATTGACGCCTGGAAGTATGGTTCTCATAGAATGTGATGGGTCATATTTCCACAGTGACCCAAGACTAGTTAAGGAGGAAAATATGAATCCAATGCAGAAACGGAATAAAAGGGTTGATGAATACAAGGATAAATGGGCATTAATGCATGGGATTCCGTTGATTAGGATATGGGAAAAAGATATACGTGAGAACCCTAAGATGGTTATGGATGAATTAAAGAAGAGATTATATAAAGAAACAGAAAAAAAGACTCTTATTGAAAAGAAAAATAAGAGACATACTAATAAAATAAAATAAACTATATTTATTGTGGAAGTTACTCTATACATGCCTTATTATGATTACAATGATGGTGCTTTCGATGTAAATAATGATTATTACAATGAAGATGAATACATTGAAGCAGTGTCAAAGGAATATAATAAGAATAAAGACATTGTTTATAATTCAATGGTAGATTACAATAATGGGTCAGGAAGCCTCGTTCAAGGTACTGATGGGCAAACATACAAGTTTGGTCAGAAAACGTCTCAGAAGGAAGAGAAAGTGGCTTATTCAAGCTGCAATGGTATAGTATATGACGAGAATGGAAACGATGATACAGTTGACAGCTTGATTACACACTTTGTAGACCAGAAACCGTTTATAGAAATGCTTGAATTTGATGATAATACTAGTGAGGAAGAATTCATTGCAGAGGTATCATTATGGGTTAAAGAACATAATGCAATCAACAAATACAAAGACTATAAAGGTGAAGAGTGGGCTTGGATTAAAGAGCCTAAGAGAAATGTAAAAATACATTTTGTAAATAAAGCTGGTGAAGACATATATGCAATTCTAGAGAATTGTAAGATTATGGATATTGTTGATGACAACTCCATGATTGTATTCATTGAGAAACTAAGATTAATAGATAATATATAAAGTTATGGCAAAAAAGAAACTAACTGAAGAACAAGAGAACGAAATCAAGACTCTTTTGGAAAACAACAAAATGTTGGAGAAGACTAAGAAGGAAGCTGAGAGCAGGGGTAAAACCCAGTCTGTAAAACAGATTGAGAGAGCACAGCAAGAGGTTATCGACCACATCAATAGCATTGACCCTACTGTGCTTGGTGGAAATAAAGTAAAGAAGACATCTTTATCTACAGCCACTAAAAAAGCTGCATCACAACAAAACCTTTTTCAAGATACAGATATGTCAATATTCGACATACTAGAAGATAATGAAAAGACAAGACAAGAGGAAAGTGAATTGTCTATTGCTGAATCCACTGAAACAGTTGCTGATGAATATGATATGACACCAAGCGAGACAACTATTGCTGACAATGCTAACTTCAATAATATTGACCCTAATTTGAAATATGACATTATTCAGCTTCCTAGCAATGGTCAATGCTATAGGAATAAAATTGATAGAGTTCCAGTTGCATTTCTAACTGCTTATGATGAAAATATTATCACATCACCAAACTTGTATAAGGATGGTCTTGTTATTGACTACTTGCTTAAATCCAAGGTTGTTAATAGTGAAATAAATGTAGAAGATTTGGTAAGCGGTGATGCTGATGCAATTATATTATATTTGAGGGCAACGAGTTATGGTCCAGAGTTCCCAATTGTTGTTAATGACCCAGATACTGGTGAACAGATTGATACAACAATTGATTTAACCAAACTTAAACCTAGGGATTTCAAGTTAGTTGGTGATGAAAATGGACATTTTGAATATACCACGCCTATTTTGAAGGATAAGATTAAGTTCAGATATTTGACTAGAAAACAAGAGAGACAACTTAGACAAGTGACTGAACTTGAGGGTTATGGAACAAAGGCTATGATGCTTGCTAGGGAAAGTGAATCGTTAAAAGCTGCATTGATGAACGATAAGTATGTTAATGATAACGACAAGAAAGTAATTAGAGCAGCAATTTCAGCAATGGAAAAATGGTCAAAGAAACTTAAAGAGGTGAATAATTCTGAATTTACCAAGATTATGACCAATAATATGCAATTGCAGATTGTTGCAGTAAATGGTAATTATGATAGAGAATACATTAGGAAATATATTAACCAGATGCCAGCTAGGGATTCATTGATGCTTAGAAAGTATATTAATGACAACAGACCAGGAATTAATTTTGACATAGAAGTAGAAAGACCAGAGAGTCTTGGAGGTGGCTCATTCAAGACATTTCTTAACTGGGACGATTCTGTTTTCCTCAATATTTCCGATGTATGAACGGTATCTTAAGGACGAGTTATTTTATTGCCATATGTATATGAAAATCCCATTTGACGTTCTTGAGAAAATGCCTATAATGGATAGAAAATACTATATTGACAAGTACATTGAATATGTAAATGCAAGAAATTCTGCAATGAATGATGGAGGAAGTTCTTCTTCAAACAGCAATATATCCAATTACACTAGTATGAGTCAAGGGCTTAATGGTGATGATATTGCAGAGGAAATGGGACTAATATAAGACAAAAAACGCTCAAGGATTTGTACCTTGGGCGTTTTGGTTTTTTTATTTAATTGAATCATATAATTGCTCTAATGATTGTGTTAGCATTGTCAATGTAGGATATTTTTGTAAAATTGGCTTATATTTCCCAACAATATTTGCGTATTTTGTAAAAATTTGTGGCCAATAAGTATCCATAATTTGTTTTAAGTTTCCTTCTAATAATTTTACATTATTATTAACGTTTTTTCTTTGTTGGCTGCTTTTATTACCCCATATGTTTTGTGTTTTATTGTATGTATTAACAGTATTTCTAACAACATTATTTGTTATGCCTTCATTTGGAATTTTAAATCCATATTTGCTAGCTAAATTTGAAAAACCATGTGGGATAAAATAAGAACTTCTATTTCTTCCGACTATTCCACTTTTTTTTGATTGGTCATCAATATTTCCGTTTTTAATGCATTCTACAACATTATACCCAATGTTGTTTAAATCTTGAGCATATTCGATAATTTCTTGACCACAAGAAGAAAAATTAATTTTATTTAAATCATTTAATAATTTAATGATTTTTTTTTGGTAATTATTTATAATTGCTTTGTTTATTTCTTCTGTGATTATATTGGATATATTTTTCATATTTTTTTATTATAAATATGTTTATTAAGAAAAAAACAAAAAGTAAAATAATAAGATTATGAAAATCCAACCATATATTCTACCTATAGTAAAATCTACATAATCTTTTGGCGAATTAAATTCCCAAATAAATCCCCAAATTTCTTTATAAAATCTCATAGTTATTTTTTTTTTGCAAAGGTACGAAAAAAAAATGAGATAACCAAAATAAAATAGTTAAAAAATATAAAAAATTCTATTTATATAAAATTATTATTAAATTATGCCTTGGATGAAAATATTAGGCTTTATTGGCCAAGTTGGGAGTGTTTTAACTAGTGTTGTTGGTGGTGCTTTAACATTAATCAACAATATGCTTGCATCTGGTATGAGAACTGCTATGCAATATCATGAGGAAAGTATTGCATTGGCTAGGTCTGTTGGTATGTCTTACGAGCAGTCTGTTGCATATTCTAATGTTCTTGTAGATAGGGCTATTGAGCTAGGAAAAAGATATGGTATTACAGCAGATGCAGTTAAGGAAATACAAAGAGGTATTATTGATGCCACTGGTAAACAGTATATGCTTAATGAAGCTGAAGCAGAAAGACAAGTTCAAATCAATAAGTTAGTTGGTGCTGGAACTGCAAATCAGTTTACTGAGCAGATGATGAATCATATGGGTGCTCAGTTAAGCACTGTGCAAGGAGCAGTTTCAAAAGCATACGCTACAGCAGCTAAGAGTGGATTAAATGCAGCTAAATTCAGTAAAGAGGTTGCTAAAAATCTTTCTTTGGCTAACAAATTGTCATTCCGTGATGGAGTTAATGGCATCATTAGAATGACAGCACTTTCTGAGAAACTTGGTTTTAACTTGCAATCGGTTGAAAATGCTGCAAATAAGTTCATGGATTTGGATTCAGCTATCGAATCTTCAGCGCAATTGCAAATGCTTGGTGGTGCTGCTGGAGCTTATGGCTCAAATCCATTGACAATGGCTTATGAAGCAAATTATGACCCAGAGGCGTTTACTGAAAGGATGACAAAAATGCTTGGTGGCTACGCACAGTTTGATAGAAAAACTGGTATGGCAAATGTCAATGGTATGAACCGTGACTTTGTTAAAAATATCGCCTCAGCTATGGGCATTAGTATGGATGAAGCTATGTCAATCGCTAAGAAACAAGCTGAAATCAAATATAAAGAAGGGGCATACAGTACTGAGTTAGGTAAAATTTCAAAAGAAAATAGAGATGCTGTTTTAAATAGGTCATATGTTGATACTGACACTGGGCATTTAATGATTAATGATGTTAGTGGAAAAGCACATGATATTACAAAAAATGGACTTGATGAGTCAATTTTGAAAGAACTTCAACAGTTTGATAATATGTCTGAGAAAGAGATAATGCAAAGGCAAGCAGAAACATTAACATCAATTAACGATAAAATACAAGGAATTTGGACAACACTAGGAGGTCATTTGGCAAAAATATTTGAGAAGCATATGCCAGATATTCAAAATTTCGTTGATAGAATAGGAGATTCGTTAATAAAAGCAATGCCTAAAATAACAGATGCTTTAGATAAATTACTTGATGATTTATTAAAGCCAGAAAATCTTGAAAAGATTGAAAAATTTGTTGACGAAGCAGCAAATAACATTGCAGCATTTTTAGCTAGTGGCATAAAATTTTTCGATAAAACAGTAAGTTTTTTAGAGGGCATAGAAAATAAAGCTGCATTGATTTTAGGCGCATTAATTGGATATTTTGGCTATAAAGGTATTAAAAATCCTAGCAACGCTAAAGGAAATGTAGGTAATAGCGCAAAAAATGGCGCATCACCAAAATCAACCAATACGCCAAATTCTGGGGCATCTACAAAACCATCTAGAGGTGCTCCTAATGGAGGTGCTCCTAATGGTGGAGCAGCTCCTAAACCAGGAGATAAAGTTACAAGAGGTGGACAAGAATATCGTTATACTAGAAATGGTGAGTGGGTTGATAAACATGGAAATAAACCAGGGCCTAGCAAACAAGGAAAATTAACTGAAACATTTAAAAACAAAGGTAATGGGGCTTCTGCGGCTACAAGTCAAGCCACTAAATCAACTACTACCCCACCACCTTCTAATTCTGTATCTAGCACCTCTGCTGCTAAACCTACTATTGGCAAAAATGTATTAAAAGGTTTTAAAGGTGGTGCTAGAGGTAGTGCTCCAGTTGCTGCTATAATTGCTGGTGTTGAGGGCTATATGGCTCATTCTGAATATGAAAAATCGAAAGAAGATATTTTAAATAGTAACACATCAATTGGTGAAAAATCTAAAAGGCTTTCTGAAGCAAAATTAAAAAAGGATAAATCTTATGGTTCTGCTATTGGTGGCGCTGCTGGTGGTATTTTAGGCGGTGCGTTGGCTGGAGCTGCAACTGGTGCAGCAGCAGGAACAGTAGTTCCAGGAATAGGCAACGCAGTTGGCCTTGTTGCTGGACTAGTGGTTGGTGGTATAGGTGCATGGTTAGGCTCAAAAGGTGGCGAAAAAGTTGCTGAAGCAGTAAGCAGTTCAGTAGATGAATCAGATGTTAAAAAGATGCTTAAAACTGAGAATCATGATATTGGTGGAATAGTTGGTGGTAATTCATACAGTGGTGATAGAATATTAACTGGTCTTAATAGTGGTGAAATGGTATTGAATAAAGACCAGCAAGCACAGTTGTTCAAGTTTATAAGTAACGCTTCCAATATATTGACGAAGGTTGGTTCATCTAATGGTGTTACATATTATAATGCATCCAATAAGTATTCAAATTTAATTTCAAGTTACGATACTAGCAGAATTTCTTCTATACTTGATAATAGGAGTATTAGGGAAAAGCATTCTGCAATACACAATAATGTTGGCGGTAATATATTAAGTAATATTTTGTCAACTATTTTCAATAGTAATTCAAATGTTGTATCATCTGCTTTGAATACTAACAATAATATTAAGACTATACCATTTGGTGAAAATTCGTTTAGGAAGATACCTAAGTCAGACTATACTGAGTATTCATACAATAAGGGTGGAGAAATAACTGTTAAAGATATTAATTTAAATGTAAATGGAACACTTAAACTAGATGCAGGAACTGTTACAAAGAACTTAGATATAAATCAGTTGTTGTCTGATACAACGTTTATATCATCTTTGAAAGACTTAATTAAGCAGTCAATTAACAATGATATGAACGGAGGAAGATTCATGAATGATAATGCAACCTTGAGAGGAAGTCTTGGTACAACTACTTATTGGGGTCGTTAATCTTTAAATAAGGTAAAGAATAAATTATATTTTATATATGGCAAACTTTTTGAAAGAGTTGGGCAATGTTACTGCTGACCTATTGAGTAACAGTAATTTTATTAATAGGTCAGTTGGTATGGCTAATTCATACGAGGATATTATGTTTATAGTTCAAGCCCTTGGGCGTGAGCCTATTAGCTTATTGGGTAAAGACTATCTCTATATCTTTGACCATGTTAGAAGAAATTATAACATGGGTACGAATGTTACGGATTATAATTCAAATGAATGCCCTAAGTTTACCTTCTATAAGGAAAAGCCTACAGTAAGATTTGCGAACCCTTATGATGACCCTAAAAACTTGCTAGATAGGTGGATGCCAGAGTTAGAGTTCCAACACACCTCAGAGCTAATGGGTGGTCATGGTACTTTGTTTTCATATGCTGAATCAGATGATGGATATACCAACAACAAAGGAATAGGCGCAATGAACAACACCGAAGCAGGAGGAAATCCTGGTGTATACTTTGGTGGAATTGCTAGTTTTGCAAATACTATGGATACTTGCGATATGCTTAAAAAAACCAATGATAACTTTAATCATGGAAAATATAAGACACTTATTGCAAGATTCCACACCAATTCAATGGATTCTAGAGACAAAGAAGACATTACTCAAACAGCATATAGTGAAGCATATGGTCAATCTCATGGTAGAAACCTATTAAAGACAAAGAAAACTGAAGAAAATGGATATGAGAATCCATACTGTAGAGTGTGGACTTATCATCATCAATATAATCAATTGGCTAGAGCAATAAGACCATTTGATAAAGAAACAAAAGAACAGTTAGAAAAAGCTGAAACAAGTACTGGCTATGATACAGTAGGATTCAGAACAAAAGAAAATGAGAAATATGGATTTGATGGGGGTAGTAAGAGACTAGATACTTATGGTGTATTGAATTACCGAAATGGTATGGTTAATATTGCACCTACTGCCAAGATTAAAGATTATTTCGAGCATAGGGAAGATGACGAGAAAGCTGTATCAACTAAAAAGTGTATGTTCTCAATTGAGAACTTAGCATGGAAGAGTGAGAATATAGTACATGATGAATATGACCAATTTGGCTTGTCACCAGAGCAAAAAGGTCCTCTTGGTGGACGTATAATGTGGTTTCCACCTTATGACATTTCATTCAGTGAGGATGTTAGTGTAAACTGGAATGCAAACCAATTCATCGGTAGAGGTGAAAAAGTATATACATATACTGATACAGAAAGACGTGGTAATTTATCATTTACGCTGTTGATTGACCACCCAGCAATACTTGACTATTGGACTGGTCATGAGCGTAATGGGATGAAAAATAAAGGTACAACATTGATACCTGGTAATAGTGGTGGCGTTGATGAAGTAGAAAACCAAGAAAATACTCTTTTAAGATTCTTCGCTGGTTGTGAAATCTTAACTGCTAAACCACAAGAGTTTAGAAAAAGAGTAAGAAAGCCACCAGTTCCTGAAGATAAAGAACCACCAGTTAAGGAAGACCCACCAGAGACAGAGGTACATGAGCCAACGATTACTGAAAAGGCAATACACTGTGTACTTTACTATCCAAACAACTATAGTGGCGTGGATGACACCCCAAGTAAGACTAGTGGTAAGGTTAATGCCATTTATTATCTTATGAATGGTATTGGTGCTCAGAAATTTGTAAACGATAAAAACGATGCAGAAGATATACCAACTACTATTGATACTCAAGTAAGTATACAAGGATTTGATAGTCTTGGTGGATACGAAGTTGGCAGAAGTTCATTTGGTATGGGTGGTATATCTGCAACTATAGCAAATCTTAATGCAGATTATAGTCAAATTAAAAGTACCTATGCTGATTTAGAATCAAAAGACAGAAAAGCTCAATATTTGACAGGTCCTGCTGGTGGTACTGGTTATGTAGCAAACTATGGTGGCAAAACTTATACGTTAGCCAAAATAGTAGGCTCACAAGCCATGTCATTGAAAGGCGCTCAAACAATGTCCAATTTGACTGGTGCCACACATCAATGGTATCGTAGACGTTGGTATTATCGTGTTGATAAAGCATATGAAAACAATCAGCTTTCTAGACCAGATAGCTATGTTGATACTAGGGATTTTGGATTAAATGCTAAAAAAGGATACAAGAGTGTTAAAGAAGATGAATCAATAGCAAAAGCATTTGGATTAGATGCAACTGATGAAAATACAACACTCATTAGTTTTGCTGATATGTTTGTTGCATTAGAGGGTAAAAAAGCAGAAAATTTGTTGAGTGGACAGTTTGAACCAAATAACGTTAAAATCGTAAAGGAGTTAAAGGAAAACCAAGAAAGGTTCAAAATTACTGAAATCAAATTTGAAGGACATGCTTCTTATCAAGGCTATGCTGAATCAAATGATGCATTGTCTAATAACAGAGCACTTACATTCAAGAAATGGATGCAGAATAAAAAATTCCCTGAAATAGACAAAGCAACAAGTGGAACTAAAAAGGAGAGTCCAAAAAACAATGTCGATAAGGGAGATAACAGTGATAAGACTGTTAAAATGTGGCGTAGTGCATCTGTAATTATCAAATACAATGAGACTAGTATTGAAACTGCTGCAACAGCAGAATCATCATCTGTCGAAAATGGTAAAACTGATGTAAATACAAATGCTCCGTTGAACCAGATTGATAAGGTATCAATACAAAATAATAAAATGAGTATTGAACCTATAGCACCATTAAATTTAGGTAGTACCTATCCAACTAGTGACGATTGGCTTAAAGCAAATCAAAAACGTTTTGATGATGAAATGAGAGAATTATCATATAAGCTAAAGGGCCAGCGAGAAGGAAAAGACTATTTTAATGAAATGTCTTGGGATTTTGATAATGAATATTTACAAAATCAAACAGGCATTACTGGTGTTCAAAAGGGTGTTGTTGAACGTTATGATAATGAGGGTGAGTTCTTTGAATTACTTGAAAAGAACGACCCATTCTTACATCATTTAATAACAGATAAAATAAAATATTTTGACCCAGCGTTCCATTCAATATCACCAGAAGGGTTCAATGCTAGATTAACTTTCTTACATCAATGCACAAGACAAGGTTCTACAGTAGGTAGTTCAGATAATGGCGGTACTGCTTATAACCTTGCATTTGGTAGACCACCAATATGTGTATTGAGGCTTGGAGATTTTTATTATACTAAAATTGTAATTAACAGTATAAGTATTCAATATGAAACTCCACAGTGGGATTTAAACCCAGAGGGAATTGGAGTAATGCCAATGTTTGCAAAGGTATCAATGAACTTTGTATTCTTAGGGGGTAGTGACCTAGCTGGTCCTATTTCACGTCTACAGAATGCTGTATCATTCAACTATTATGCAAATACTGGAGTTTATGATAACCGTGCTGAAATGGTACAGTATGACCCAGATGGAAATGGACATGAGGTTAAATTTAAACCATATTCTTATCCAGATATGATAGAAACAGGTGAACCAAGGCAAGAAAAGAAAAAAGGTGTAGTTGACACTGAATAAGACCTTAGATGGATGGAAGAATTCTATAAGGGTGTTAATGTAAGGAATGCTGAAGCAATGCAGACCGATGAAAGAATTACAACTTTCGATAAAAATTTTAAATAATGTATGACATATAATAGATATAAATCATTTATAGTGGATGGCACTTACAAAAAGATACCATCCATTGAAGTACCTTCTTCTAACTCAGACCTTTACGTTTATTATGAAGTCGGTAAAACAAGACTAGATTTGCTTTCATATCAATATTACGGAGACCCTAATTACGGCTGGTTAATATTGCAAGCAAATCCAGAAGCTGGCTCTTTGGAATTCAGAATAAAGAGTCACACAAGGTTACGTATCCCATATCCATTGGACAACGCAATTCAAGGATATGAGGCTAATATTAAAAAATACAATAATTTATACGGATTAAATCAATAAGTTTATGCCAACGCCTCATTCAAGTGTTAATTATATAGAACCTAATTTTAGCGCAGTTAAGGGAGAATTCAGTGGTGGAACTTTCTTAAACTGGGCTCTTGAGGATGATTATGAAAGAGCACCAAGATTGGAGGATTATTCAATAATGCTTAATCTTGAGGTTGAAGTTTGTAGCAGAAAGAACATTTCTAAAAATGAGACTGTTACGAAAGATGTTTTGATTCTATCTTATACAACAAATCAAAGCAATGGAACGTCTGTTGTTAATTTTATGGGTGGCACTAAAATCGAATGTAATGATGCTGAGAACCACAACATAAATTTTTTGACAACAAACTATGCTGATATGTATGTTGGTGACTTAGTAAATTATGGTACTACTGAATTAATTGGTGTTAAGTCTGTTGACATCGAATACCAAAAATCATGTGTGCCAATCATCAACATTAAATTCACTGACGTTAGAGGACTT